TCCACTACCTCAAAATCCTCAACGGACACAAGCCAAGTGTCATAATCGCGGCCCTCACGCTTATTGACGTTGAGCTGATGCCACGCCATAAACATGATGTCATCAATACCGATACCGGCTTGCAAATCGCTGGCGCGGCGCTTGAACTTGCGTTCCCACGCAGCAGCCGTAGCGATTGTCGTTGTGACTTGCTCTGTAACCAACTCTGCTGCTGGTGTCTTGAACGACACCTTGATGGTTAGTTTCACGCCGTGGTGTCCTCTACGAGCACGCCACCAGTAATGGTGATTTCCACTTCGGACAGTTCACCGACCGAGCCGTTGACCAGATCGAGCGACTCGAGGTATCCGCCAGTGATTTGGAACTCTGGGTTGGTTGCCGAGATTGCAGCCGAAGTTGGCTTTACTGCGACGTACACGTTGGTGCCGACAAGTGCGGTCAGGTCAACGTACGTGCCGGGCGTTGCCGAGTACTCCATGAGCAGCGTGGCGGTGACGGTCACGTTGGTTAGGCCACCAACGAACTGGCGGCCCGTGTTGCCAAAAGAAGTGGAGTCAAGCGCTTCACGCGACTTGGTGATGACCACAGACTTGCACTGATCGGTCAGGTCTTTGATTCCAGCAAGGTTTACACCGATGCCGAATGTCGGGGAAGCCAGGTAAGTGGTTGCGTTAGCCATGTAGCGAATCTCCTCTACGTCGAGGGTCGCTGCTTACCCGTAGGGCAGTCTAGTAGCCCTAGGGGCTTACTTTGGTGCGTATTGTCAGCTCGTAGGCAGGGTAGTCAGCGCCACCGTACGACACCGTGGTTGGGCGCGCATCCGTCAAGCCGATTTGTGCAGCGCGAATCAAATCAATGTTGTCAAGCAGGCTGTCAAGCGTCCTGTTGTCACCAGTGCCCAAGGCAGTCATTACGACACGGAATTCCATGTCAGCGACCACGTTGGTAGCCATCATGATGGTCGGTGCCTCGACCAATGCGCATGGTGGGTTCATGTTGCGTGGATCATCAAACACACGCAGCCCGGTAATCGTCTGGAGTTTGGTCACCAGTTGGTCGTAACCATCCTTGAACATGTTTGACATGTCAGGCCACCTGTGGCTTATTGACTCCGAGCAAACGCAGGATTTGACCGTAGTTGCCTGTGACCGGGCCACCTGTGGCTAGTGGGTCAAACGACGCAAACGCCTCCGTAGAGCCGCGTTCACGGTACAGAATTGCCGCGTACTGAACGGTGCCGAGCTTTACCGCGCCATCAGGAACGGTGGTTGGTGAGTCAAAATAGCCCGACTCCTCGCGCTTGCGGTACGCAAATTGGTTGGCTGCGCTCACTGCCATGTTGGCTACGTCAAGGTCAGCACTCGGGTTGGTAAACGTAAAGCCAAGATAATCCTCGACATCGCCCAGGACAATCCACGAGCACGTCACCGAGTAGGTGCACGTCCCGGTGGCAGCTGCTCGATCAGCGTCAGCCGTGGTCAGTGCAAATTGCACCTGATTAGGGATAATGGTGTCTGTGTCGTACTGGTAATCGCCTTGTTGCGATACGCCAATGAAGTAATACTCGGGCAACGCCAGAATTTTGTGCGTGCCATTCCACGTGGCATTGATACCAGACAGCGTTATTGACTGCCCTACCTCAAAATTGTGAGGCTCCAGCAACTGAACGACGGCAACATTACTAACTACCTGTTTATGGGTAAGTGAGTAAGTTGCCACCGTTCAGTGTCACCTGGAGGGAGTGAACTTTAGACGAACTTGACGAACTTGGTTGCGTCCGCCATGAACGCGGCTGCGTAGCCACGGAAGGCGATTGTGCGACCAAGCGTTGCCGGGACATCCACCGAGATGGCGCCCTTCTGCTGTTCGTAGAACTCGAAGCCTGCGGCTGGGCCTGCGGCGTGACCCATAAAGGAGCCAGGGGCGTTCTTGTCAACGACAAGCACGAGTCCAAGTGGGTTGCCGTTCCAGCTCGTTGCCGAGGCGGTACCAGCAGCGTTTTGACCGCTGAGGTTGGCTGCGCCAGCGAATGGGAACACTGGGCGACCAGCGTCATCCACTGAGCTTGACAGAGCCGCCCAGCTAGCTGGGGTTACAACCATGTGGGTTGGGAGGTAATTGCTGCTTGCCGAGATTTGGCGTGCGCCTTCGTAGATCGCGGCTACCCAGTCGGCACCAACGGCGGTGTCGGCAACTGAGCTGGTCTGCGAGATTGCGGCGTGGCAGGTGTCCACTGCGTAGTTGTCGGTTGCTTGACCGTACGCGATGGCGAGCTGGTTGAGCACGATTGCGAGCGAATCTGGGTCGCTCCAGTCGATGTCCTGCTCCGACAGCGTGACGTAGGTGCCGAACGTCAGTTTGTTGACGTTGTTGTTGGCAACGGTGACCGTTGATGGGTCGAGCGTGTTCAACTGACCAGTCGGCTGTTGCGTGACGGTCGGACGCACGGTGATGACTGGGCGGCGGAACGTTGCGCCACCTTGCGGCATTGCACGCGAACCAATTGCGGTCACGAACGGACGAATCGGGTTGAGCGAGTCATACACAGGGGTCACAATGTTGGTGGGCAGGATGCCGGGTGTATCACCAGTGGTGATGTCTGGGGCGGCGGCCTTGATGCGTGCGTTGAACTCAGCAAACTCTGAGCCACCGCGCGCAAACTTTGCCATGTACTCAGCTGCCGATGGCAACTTGAATGCAGGCTTTGCTTCAGCCCACAGCAGTTGTGGTGCTGGTGCTGGCACTTCTACGGATGCTTCGACCTTGACTTCGGACATTGTGGTTGTCTCCTCTTGTGGTTCGGTCGCTGCAACCTCTGTAATCATAGCACCCTTGAAAGCAGGCGCAGTCACAAGCGACAGCTCTACCCAGTTTGCCTTTTTTATAATCATGGTGCCGTTGTCGTCGTAGGAAGCGTCAACTACGTCAACGCCTACCGATACCGAGTCAACTGCCTCGTCTTTGATGAGCTCGAGCATGTCGTTGCCTTCGCTGGTGGCGCTAATTCGGGCCGTAAATAGCATGCCTTCTTCGGAATCCAGCCGCCCGGTAACCACGCCTACTGGCTGCTCGGAGTCGTGGTACTTGAGCAATTTGGGCTTTTTGCCAGTGATTGGCAGTGAGCCGCGCTCAAAGCGGACGCGAGTTCCGTCGCTGACAATGGCTTCGGTGTTCCAAGGTACGGCAACACCAGAGATTGAACGTGGTGACTCGCCTTCCTCAGCCAGGACAAACGTGTTTTGTGCAGTTAGGCGAATCATGAGTTCTCGCTTTCGTCGTTAGAGGGTATCTCCCGAGAAGGTGCAGCGTTGTCCTCCTCGGGAGACATTTCGGCTTCCTCCAGGTAGCTCTCAACGTCTAGGTAAATGTAGCGACCGCGTGGCGTGATGTTATTCATGCTCAAGGTCTGCTCAATGCAGTCAATGAATGGTTTGGCACCAAATAGATACAGGTCTTGGCGTGCCTGTTGTGCGTTTTGATAGGTCATGCCAGAACCTGACGGTGCGCCGACAAGGTATGGCGGAATGTTTGCAACTCGAGCCATTTCAAGTGCCTGATAAGTGCGTGCTTCGGTCAACTGCAATTTGCTTGGATCCATGTAGGACTCTTTCCAGTCCACGTATTGGTTGAGTGCAGCAATGGCGTTGTTGTTGCGTGCTTCAGCGAAGCCAGCAGCAAGCTCAGACAGTTCCTCAGCGCTCAACGGCTCGCCTTCGGTCTGCTTGAGCACGCCTGCCGGGGTTTGATTCTTGGCAAAGCGCTCCGCGCTGGTGTCCAGGTTGATGTTGGTACGAATCGAGCGTGCACCCATTGACAGCAAACCTTGAATCGGGCTGAGGAATTGCACGACATCGTTCGGGTTGAGATCAATGCCGTTGAACGTCACTTGCTTGCTCGGGCCGAACCATTGTGGGCCGCCTTGGTCGCGTGTCTGTACGTCAGCTGCTGGAATCCACGTAAAAGTTGCTGGGAAGCCGTTCCCGAATCGGCTGGTGACTACCCAGAAGGCGCGTCCGTAGAACAGCAGGTCGTCTGCTGTCCAGCTCATGATGAAGTTGCGTGTCACGTTGGGGTCGGGCTGGTGGAACCACGTGTCATCAGGCAAATCAAGTTCCTCGTAGTCATCATCCATCCACTGTTTGGCGTACTGATGAATTTCAAGGCAGCCAATCATCGAGCAGATGAGATCACGTGCCCGGCTGATCGTCGGAATCTGAATAGCAGCCAAACGATCAAAGCCCGTCTGGTACGTCATGAAGTTGCCGACCATCGGGTTGCCTGCGTAGCCAGTCGCTGCGCCTACTTGTGCTTTAGTTTCGTTAGCGACTGCGCGCTTCAGTGAGAATGCCATCGTGGCATCAGTCTAGGCACTCGATGCAATCATGGGTCGGTTCACCATCGGACGCGGCTTGGCACACATACCGACAGCCCACACCAGACACCGGGCT